ACTGTTTTGAATCGTTTTCCATAATTGTTTTTTTATTATAAAGATACTTTACTTATATTTTTTGTAAATATATTTATTTTTTTTAGTTAAAATCTTAATAATTAATATATTTTGTTATTTTAATAAAAAAAAATTCCCATACATATTAATATATGGGAATTAAATATCGTATCTATGAATAGATATATTTTAGTTTTATTTAAAAGAGATTAATAAACTAATATACAACGGTCCATACGAAGTGTTCCACTAATGTCCGCCAAAGCATCTTGAGAATATGATAATGTTCCAAAATTAACATCAGTTAAAAATGTGCCTTCTAATATCCATTTTTCTACAACAACTCCTGTTGGATCTAACATTTCAAGATCAACATTTTTTTTGTATCCTGCGGCATAACCCATACGACCTGTAACGGACTCAGCACATAAACGAACCCATTCCATTAAAGCTTGTGCAGCAGATGGTCCAATTGGGTCACGGAATTTAACTGTGATTGCATCCCAATTAAATCTACCAGCAACAAATGTTGATGTATTTAAGAATTGTATTTCGGTTGAACCGATTTTTATTGATGGCCTTGAAGCACTTTCCACAAACCACTCGTTGATACCCAAATCTGAAGGAAACCTTATAATAAACCTGTTCTGCCTTTTGGGTTCGTACAGAACTGGCATTTTCATTAACAAATCAGCCATAATTTTTAATTTTTAATTTTATGTTTATTTTTATTATAAATATACGATAAATAAAATTTTTCTATTTACTTTTATTTTTTTTTAAATAAAATATACTAGTACTAGCATTTATTATTAATATTTTGTTTTTATTCCTCTTGATGTTAAGTAAGTTTGTAGTATATTATCTTCTTTATCTTTAAAATAATCTTTCATACTAGCTACATTTTTTACATCATCATCTGAAAATCCAATAAATGGCTTAATATAATTATTTATTTTATTTTTTATTAAAGCTTTTTTCTGCAACTGGAGAGAAATTTTTTTAACATATTTAATAAATTCTTCCATAGCTTTAATTTTTCCTGGTTCTGGATTTGTTTCAGAACTCATTCCAAAAGAAACAGTGTGAAAACGACATAAATCTAAATATGATTTTATTAGTTTATCTTTAGATAATTTACCCTCATCCGCTAAATCTTTATATTTTAATAAATTTTTAACCAACTTATTTGAATCAATACCATTTTTGTTTGATTTAATTAGTTTATATATACCTTGTTTAATTGCTGATGGTGTGTGACCTCTTGCAGTAATTATAGAAAAAATGGATCCATTATTAATTGCTTCAACAAAATCATCCCATACTGGTCCTGTTGGTGAGACCATAACATCAATTAAAAATTGATCGTCATAAGTAACACCGAACTCGATATAAGCATCTTTTGCTGGTCCAACAATGGTATGTCCATTATATTTAAATAATTTTTTACCGACCATATCTCTAAATTCCGCAAAATCTTTTGTGGTCATACCTACTTTATTACCTTTATCATTCAAAAGATAAATTTTTGTTGGCATATACATTAAATTATCATCCCAATCAAATGAATAATATTTTACTGCCGGAATTAAATCAATAGGATTAATTTTCATTGTGTTTATTTTTATGTTGATAAATTGTAAATTGGTCGAAGTCTCCTTCTCTATCTGCATATTTGAAGTCAATATGACTTAACGTATTCTTTCTTTCTTTTATTATGTTATTAACAACTTTATTAAGATTTACAATTGTACCATCAAAATCTGCAAACCCTTCTAAATCGGAAATTTCTGTATTATTTTGAAATTCATAAATCATTAGTTCGTAGTGAGTTTCATCGTAATCCTTTGGAATTTTACTAATACATTTTTTTATTAGTACTTTGTGTTCTGATGTTATTTTCATAGTTTTTTTCTTTATGAAAACAAAGGTAATAAAAAAAAGGAGAACTTGCCTCCTTTTTTTTATTTTTTTTTCATTTTAATAATTAAATATCTTCAAATGAAGCTCCAGTTGGTGTTATATAGAATGTAATATCTATAAATTCTAAGGATCTTGTTGGTTTAATATAAATTTTACCTGTCATTTGATTTCTATCTAAGTCTGCTGTGTCAGAAGAAACTGTAACTCGGAAATCATATAAACCTCTATCTCTTCTAATAGCGTCTAATATTGGATTTACAGAGTTTAAAAAGTCTTGTCTAACTTGTTCGTCATTTTGATCAAACAATAACCTTACAGATACTGCTGAGATTAATTTACGAGCTTGTAATAACAATCTTCTCACGTTAATTCTATCAAGAGCTGATTCTCTTACTTGTAAAGTTTTATTACCCCAAATTACGGTTCCTACATCAGAGAAGGTTGCAATTGGATTAATTCTTCCTTGGTAAAGAGTATCTCTATCTTCTTGAGTTAATTTTTTACGTGCTTTAATTGAGTTTACAATACCTCTTGTGTAACCTGCCGCTGCAAACCAAGGGAACGCAATATTATCTGTTAAGGCTAAATTTCTAGTTACCTCAGCAGTGCCGGTATATATATTTGTGTATTGTTTACACTATCACGAG